CCCGAAGCAGGCCGCGTCGGCGGCGATCCACCATGCGTTGCTGAACTACCGGCTGGAGCGGTCGCTGCCGTGGTTTCGTATCGCCATCGGCGCCTATCAGCAGGCGATGGTGCACGGCGTGGTGGTGTCAAAACAATACTGGGACTACGCCGAGCGCATCGAGGAAGAAGAGGTGCAGGGCCTCGACCCGGAGACGGGCGTGCCGGCGTCCAGCATTGCGCAGCGGGTGCGCGTACTACGCGACAAGCCGTGCATCACGGTGATCCCGCCGGAGAACATCCGTATCGATCCGGGCGCGGACTGGCTCGACCCGGTCGAGTCGACGCCATACATCATCCACATGGTGCCCATGTACGCCGGCGAGGTGCTGGAGCGCATGGAGCAGATCGACCCGGCTACCGGCCTGCCGGAATGGCGGCCGATGACGCTCGGTGAGGTGATCGGCGCCGGCCGGGTGGATGCCGACGAGGAATCGGTGCGTCACCAGCGCGAGGCGCGCCGGCCCGACCCGACCGACGTGTCGCAGGGCAACGAGTTCACTGTCGTCTGGGTACGCGAGTACATCATGCGCCGCGGCGGTGACGACTACGTGTTCCACACCCTCGGCGACAGCGTGCTGCTGTATCCGCCGAAGCCCATCGGAGTCGTGTACCTGCACGGCCGCCGCCCCTACGTGCTGGGGCACTGCGCGCTGGAGACGCACCGGATCTTCCCGCAGGGGCCGGTGGAGATGGGCAAGAACATTCAAGCGCAGGCCAACGACCTCGCCAACCAGCGCGACGACAACGTGCGCCTGGTGATGAACAAACGCTATTTCCTGCGCCGTGGCGCCAACATCGACCAGACGGCGCTGATGCGCAACGTGCCGGGCGGTGCGGTGACGATGGATAACCCGCAGGCGGACGTGCAGGTGATCAACACCCCTGACGTGACCAGTTCGGCCTATGCCGAGCAGGACCGCCTCAATGCCGATTATGACGATCTGGTCGGCGGGCAGGGCATGGGCTCGGTGATGACGAACCGCTCGCTCAACGAAACGGTCGGCGGCATGAATCAGATCGCCGGGGCGCAGGATGCGATCGGCGAATATCAGTTGCGCACCTTCGTTGAAACCTGGGTTGAACCGGTGCTGCGGCAATTGGTGGCGCTGGAAGCCGCCTATGAAAGCGACGAGCGCGTATTGGCGCTGGTCGGCGAGCGCGCGAAACTGCGCGAAAAGTGGGGCGTCGACCAGATTACTGATGAACTGCTGATGCAGGACGTCATCTTAAAGGTTAATCTTGGCATAGGCGCCGCCAATCCTGAGCAGCGCATGGGGCGGTTGAATAACGCGCTGAGCACCGCGCTGCAATTGCCGGGAGCGGCCGATCGATTGAAGCCGGCCGAGGTGATCGCCGAAGTGCTCGGATTGGCGGGATTCCGAAACACCGAGCGGTTCTTCATGACCGACGAGGAATTCCAGCAGGCGCAGCAGGGCCAGCAACCGCCGCAAGACCCCCGCGTGCAGGTGGCGCAGATGCGCGCCGAGCTCGAAATGAAGTTGGCGCAACTCGATGCGCAGTTGAAGGCGCTGGAGTTGCAGCAGGAGCGTGAACTGACGCTGGCGAAGCTCGCGGCGGACCAGCAGACGACGGTGACGAAGTTGCAGGCCGAGGTGGGCATGGGACAGCGGGACATCCAGACGCGGCGCGACATTGCAGCCGTCGGCGTGATGCGGCAGCGCGAGGAAGCGGCGATCAAGCGGCAGATGGGGAGCGGGCTGTGAACCTAGACGAGGTGGTGAAGCAGATCGCGGCGCTGCGTGATCCGATCGCGCGGGCCAAGGCCCTCGACCGGGTGCCGCTGGCACTGCGCCCGGCGGTGAATGCGCGCGTCGGCGAGATCGTGCGCGCGGCCTGTACGCGCAAGCCATGAGCAGCGGCTTCGAGGACGACACCGACGAGATATGGCTGCGGGTCGCCATCGGCGTTCAGGCGGATGAGTGGTTCTACACCATCCCCGGAAAGTACGTGCTGCTGAAAGCAAAAGCCGAGGTCGAGGCCGCGCAGGCGGAATTGCTCGACGCGGACCCGACAGACGCGGCGCTGATCCGAAAGCTGCAAAACCGTGCCAACGTGGCGCGGTGGGGAATCTCGTGGCTGAACGCGGCGATTCAGGAAAGCCAGCAGCTGCGCGTAGAACCCGAGGGCTGAGGCCCTGTGATGAATTCGCCAACGTCGTGATGACGTGGGCAATACGGCCGGACACCTTCCGACCGTTCCCGGCGGCGAAAGCCCCCTGCTGAGCCCTGGCGTATGCCAGTGCAGGAGATTCACCTCATGAGTGACACCGAAATCACTATCCCGCAGGACGTGATGCTCGATGACTCGCGCCCGCCGCAGTCGTTCCCGCGGGCGGACCTGTATGCGCAGATCGCTGCGAAGCGCCGCAAGGAGATGGACATCGATGAGCCGGCGCCCGCGGATGCCGCGCTCGCGGCCCCCGTCGATGAGCCGATTGCCGATCCCGTCGATCCCGCGTTGACCGCGCCTCCGCCGGAGACGCCGGAGTCCCCGGTCTATCTCAAGGACGGCAGGTGGGTGACGCGGCGCAAGGTCAACGGGACCGAGGAGGAGGTCGATTTCGACCGCCTGCTCGCCCACGACCAGAAGCTCGCCGCCGCCGACCAGCGGCTGGCAGAGGCTTCTCGGATGCGCCGCGAGGCCGAAGAGGCGCTGGCACGCGCGCAGACGCTGGCTCAGCAGCAGGCGGCCCCGACGCCGGATGAGCGCAAGGCGCTGGTCCGCAAGTATCACCAGGCGCTGCTCGAAGGCGACGACGACGCCGCCGATGACCTCCTGTTGCAGATCAACGGTACGGCCTCGCCGCCCGTCGACCTGTCGCGGGTCGAGGCCGTCGCCGAGCGACGCGTGCAGCAGACGCTCGAAGAGCGCGATCGCCGCGAGGCCGTCGCCCGTTTCAAGCGCGATTTCCCGGCCGTGGCCGCAGACGATCATCTGTGGGACTTGGCCGACCGTTTGACGATGGACGTCATGGCCGAGGGTACCCATACGGGCCTCTACGAGATCATGGCCGAGGCCGGCCGCCGCGCCATCTCGCGCGTGACGCAGGCCGCGCAGCACCTGGGAGCGAAACCCGCGCAGACGAGCAGCCCCACCCCGATGGAGACCCGCCGCGCCGCCAAGGCCGCCGCCGGTCGCCCGGTGGCGGGCATCAGCGCGACCGCTCCCGCGAAGCCCGAGCCACGCCCCCCGACCGCAAGCGAGCGCATCGCACAGATGCAGGCCGCGCGCCGGGGCGCCGTGTCGTAACCCCTTCCCCATGCACCGTCGTGATGACGGCGCGGAGTAAACACCATGCCTGGACAAGTTTGGGCCGTGGCCGCCGATGGCGGCTACATGTATGCGGACCAGCTCTCTGACTACCTGCGGATGACGCTGCTGCCGACGGTCAAGTTCCGTCAGTTCTGTGACGCTGACGACTTCACCGACAAGGGCTTGCACGCCGGTCAGGCGTTCAACTGGAACATCTACTCGACCGTCTCCGACGTCGGGACGTCGCTGAACGAGAACCTGCCGATCCCGTCGGGCAAGTTCACGATCACGCAGGGATCGGGGACGATCACCGAGTACGGCCTGCAGGTGCCGTACACCGGCAAGCTCGACGATCTGTCGCTGCACCCGGTGAAGGCGGTGATCAACAAAGTGCTGCGCGAGCACGCGACGCGCACGCTCGACTACGCGGCCTGGAGCGAATTCAACTCCAGTCCGCTGACCGTGGCGCCGACCTCGGGCACCTCGACCACGGCGGTGACGCTGGAGACGACCGGCACCTGCACCATCACCAACAACGTGGCGATGGGCAAGGACCACATCAAGGCCATCGTGGATGTGATGAAGGAACGCAACATCCCCGGCTACTTCGACAACGGCGATTACGGCTGCGTGGCGCGCCCGACCACGTTCCGCGGCGTGAAGAACGACCTGGAGTCGATCCACACCTACGTGACGCCGGGCTTCACCATGATTATGAATGGCGAGATGGGCCGCTACGAAGGCACCCGCTTCTTCGAGCAGACCGCCATCGCCTCGGCCGGCTGGAGCAACGCGAAGTCCGACCGCGCCTACTTCTTCGGCGGCGACACGGTGCACGAAGCGATCGCGATTCTTGAAGAGATTCGCGCCAAGCAGGGCGTCGATTTCGGCCGCGATCGCTCGGTGGCGTGGTACGCGCTGCTGGGCTTCAAGCTCGTGCATTCCGTGGCAGCCAATGCCCGCATCGTTCGCTGGGCCAGTGCGGCCTGATATCCGGAGAGCATCGTCATGTCCGAGACTTACAGCAATCCGCGCTGCGTTACCCACGTACTGTCGCAACTCACGATCTCGACCAACGGGACCACGTACCCGTTCCAGCTGCCGAAAGGCAAGGTCGGTGTTTTGCGCGACGTGATCTACAACTTCAGCTCCAGCCTGACCAACGGCACCTCGACCGGCCCGACCTGCCAGGTCGGCAAGTCCGGCACGCTCGGCGCTTATGCGTCGTTCACCGTCGCCGCCGCGTCCGCCAACATCACCGCGCCGGATTCGGTGCGGGCGTCGGACACCTCCGGCGCCATCACCGGCACCCTGATCGACGCCGACACGCAAGTCCTGATCACGCTCACGGCCCCCACCGGCGGCTCGCCGTCGGCGGGCGTGGCGACGATCGATCTGTTGTTCGACACCTGGTAATCGAGGTCATCCACATGGACAAGAAAACTTCCGGCTCTTCGAGCGGCGTCGGCATGGCCGAAGGCGTCGCCGAGCGCGAAACCATCCGCGGCAATACGTCCGCGAATCAGATGGAATCGAACGGGCACACCACGATCAAGAAGGAACGGCTGCCGTCCGACGGGCGCGACCGTTCCTTCAAGATCGGCTCCTGAGGGCTACGGCGATGCGCATGCCACGCAATACGCCGGTGCCGGCGGCCTGGGACAAGCCGCCCAACCCGCGCGCGGTGACCTACGGCGTCGACATGGCCGTCGATGAGGCGCAGATGGCGGAGTGCGGCTACTCGCGCTCGGACTTCGCCTACAACCCGATCGCCGCGCGCGCGGTCCGCCTGCCGAGTGGCGGGCGTTCGTTCGGGTGACCGGCCATGCTCGACCGCACGAAGCCCTACGGGGACATTTGCGGTGGGCTGGCCGAGGCGCCACGGGCGCGCTACGAGCAGGGCGGCCGGCTGTTCGATCGCGACGGCTTGCCCGTCGAGCCAGAACCGGCGCCCGCCGATGCCGACGGGAGCGCCGGGATCGACGTCGTGCCCCGGCGCGGGCCCGGCCGGCCGCGCAAGGTTGACGCATGACCTATCTGCAACTGTGCCAGCGGGTGCGGCGGGAGATGGGCTATGCCGGCGGCACCAGCCCGTCGACCGTCGTCGGGCAGACCGGGCAGATGCTGCTGGTGGTCGAGGCGGTCGCTAAGGCCGACGTCGAGATTCAGATGAAGTGGCCGAACTGGTCCTTCCTCTGGGCCGAGGCGACGATCACGACCGTGGCCAACCAGCGCCGCCTACACCACCGGGCAACCGGCTGGCCGGCCGACCTGGGGCGCTGGGATGCGAACCTGTTCATGCTGGCGCCGGACACCGACGACGCGCAGGCGCTGTTGCGCCTCGATTACCGCACCTGGGTGCGCGACTACCGGACGGGGGCGCCGCTCAGCGACAAACCGCAGTTCGTCGTCGTCAAACCATCGCTCGACCTGATCCTGGAGCCACGGCCGGACGACGCCTACAGCCTCTACGCGCCGTACTGGATCGCGCCGTCGCGGATGGATGCGGACGCCGACGTCTCGGCGATTCCGGCGCAGTTCCATGACGTGATCGTCGCGCGGGCCAAGATGATGCTGGCCGAGATCGACGAGGCGATGACAATCTACCAGTCGGCGAAGCTCGACTTCGACGCCTGGATGATGCGCCTCGAAGCGCATTCGCTGCCGCATGCCGAGGCCGACACCGGCTACAACGAGTCGAACGATCCGCTCGTGGTGCAGGTGGAGTAATGGCCGGCGCGATGATGCGGGTCGACTATATCCCGCTGGGCGGCGGGCTGGACACCAAGAGCCCGCCCTATCAGGTCAAGCCGGGTCGGCTGCTGACGGCGTTGAACTACGAGCAGAAGTTGACCGGCGGCTATCGCCGCGTGGCCGGCTACTCCAAGTTTGACCCGGCAGCGGTGCCCGGCGAGGGACGGATTCGCGGGGTGTGGAGCTACAACGGCAAGGTCTACGCCTTCCGCAACGCCGTAGGCGGCGCGACCTGCGTGATGTACGAGTCCGCCGGCGCCGGCTGGACCTCGAAGAAGGCGGGGCTGGCGCCGAGCGGCACCTACGAGTTCCAGAACTACAACTTCGCCACCGGGCTGAAGATGTATGGCGTGTCAGGGACGCACAAGGCGTTCCAGTGGGACGGCACGACGTGGACCGACATCACCACCGGCATGGCGGCCGACACGCCGTCGCACCTCGCCTGCCACAAGAAGCACCTGTTCCTGTCGTTCTCCGGCTCGTTGCAGTTCTCGCCGGTGGGCGATCCGACCGGGGCCTGGACCGTCGTCACCGGGGCGCAGGAAATCAACCTCGGCGACCCGATCACGGCGATCCGTCCGCTTCCGGGGGGCGTCCTCGGCATCTGGAGTCGCAACGCGACGAACATCCTGTCGGGATCGGCGGCGTCGGACTGGCTCGTGTCGGCGTTGAGCGAGTACGGCAACCAGATAGGTTGCATCGCCGGCACCTTGCAGCAGGTGGGTTCGCGCACGATCTACCTCGATGACCGCGGGCTGACCGACCTCTACACCTCGCAGAATTTCGGCGATTTCCAAGACGCATCGATCACCGATGCGGTGCAATCGTTGATCGACGCGATCAAGCCTGACGTGACCTGTTCGCTGGTTGTGCGCAACAAAGGACAGTATCGGCTGTTCTCTGAAAACGGCTATGCGCTGTCGGTGACCTTCTCGAAGGGGCGCGCGCTCGGCGTGATGCGCAGCAAGTACCCGCTGACGATCCGTTGCGCCTGCGCGGCGGAAGATAGCAGCGGCAATGAAGTCCTCTATTTCGGCAGCGACGACGGCTACGTCTACGTGATGGACGACGAGGACGCCGACGATTTCGACGGGACGGCAGTACAAGCATCGATGCGCCTGGCGTTCACGTCATTTGGTGCCCCGAGCACGAAGAAGCGGTACCGCAAGGTGGTGTTGACCACCAACGCCCGCGATACCTCAAACATCCTGGTCAAGCCCACCTACCAGTTCGACGACCCCGACCTGCCGCAGGCGCTGGCACAGCCGGTGACCGTGCCGGCCAGCGGGTCGCTGTTCGGCTCGGCCATTTTCGGGTCGTCCATCTTCGGCGCCACGCTGGAAGCCGAAGGGCATGCCTACATCGATGGCGTCTCCACCAATCTGAGCCTGGTGATTTCCTCGCAGTCCGCACCTCATGAAATCGACGAGGTGTTCGTTCATTACATCCCGCTGGGGCTTCGCCGATGAGCAACCCGTACTACACCTTCCCGGTCGGC